ACCTGCGGATGAGCATTTGCAAGCGCAAGGAGTGCTTGCTTGATTTTTATCCATGACATAAGCCTGTAATTTCAGAATATTTTTTGAATGCGCTCCCATCGTTAGCAGTTGTTGCAGTAGGGGTCGTAACCGTAGGGCCATGGCCTATCAAGCCCAGCGCCACGGCGGAGGGTCCGAGCGTCGAGAGCCATGCCTGTGTTGTAGTTGGTTCCGTTCGGGTAGATGGTATCCAAAGCCGATGGCGGGGAATTAAAGAGCGGATAGTCGGTGCGGTTCTCCATGAGGTAGCGGGTGATGCGCTCGGAGTACCACTCAGCATCGTTCTTCACTTTGTCGGTGAGGCGGGTGATTTCGTCCATGGACATTTGGCTGGATTCTTCGCTGGTTCTGCGGACCATTCCCTTGTTCATGTATTTAAAGGCCAATACCATGGGTAACTCGTAGTAGAGCCATTGCACCATAGCGGGTTGGATGTAGTCCTCCAAGAGCGTCGTGTTGAGGGCCGTGGTCGTGCCGCTCACCACTTGCGTCACCATTTCGCTATACAGGGCCGAACCGACTATCGGCTGAATCCGCATCTCTTGGACCTTTACAATCGTGGGCCGAATTTGGGTAAACGACACATTCTCGTTTATGACCGAGTTGTCCAGCAGGGTTTGTTCGCTTATGAATAGTGCCTTCATGCTTTCGTGATTTTATTGCCTTTGCGGATTACCAACTGCTGCTCCCAAATGTGTCTGCATTGGGGACGGTTCACTCCGCTGGCGGTATGGTACCAACCGCCTCTGCGATTCCAAACGCTATACCCCATGATATTGGAGATGCCGTTGATGTCGTCACGGGTGTACACCTTGCCTTGGTCAGCGAGGTCCAGCATCACCTTGCAGAACTCACGGCTGGTTTGTTTGTCCTTGTTGCTGAATCCAGCGGCCCAAGAGTATTTGTAGCGGACTTCAAGCACGGGTTCATCCGTTGGCTTGGCACCTTCCTTGGAGATTTGGTCCACCGCTCTTGCGATAGGGTAGCGGCCTTTGGTAATCAAGTATGCCACCCGCTTGGCGACCTTGGCCTTGCTGACCCCGAACTCCTTGGCCATTTCTTCTACCGATGCGTCCCGATTCTTCTTGCGGTACTTTTCAATTTTCTCGTCGAGTTCTTTCTCTTCCTCCCCAAGTTCAGCGAAGGCTTGACGGACTTGGTCGTCCAAGTCGGCATCAAACCGCATTGGCTTGGAGTGCATGACCACATAATCGTCCGAACTGCTCCCAAACTTACTTGCGACCACCTGCAAGACCTTGAATTCCTCGTCCCCCCATCCGTAGTCCTCGGTGTCTTCTTCGCCCCATTGGGGTTCGCTGAACGCCTGCTCCTGCACGCCCAATAGGGTGTTCACTTCTTCGGCCGTCAACCCGAAACCAGCGGATAACATTGTGCGGGCCATCTCCAAGGTGATTTTTTCTTGGGCATAGTGACGGACGATTCTCATCAGGTTTTGGTACTCCCTGCCCGACAATTTCTTGATGTTGTCGTTCCCCATCATGGCGGGGGTTTGCGGTTGCTCGTCGGGTTGGGGATTGGGTCCGACGACATCCGAAGGCGTGCCAGCGGGGGTCATCAGCCCTTGGCCCTCTGCCTTCGCAGGAAGCGATACAAGCGCACGGATTTCATTGGGTGACATTGACTCCAGCACCTTGTTTGCAACGAGCGGAGAGAGGCTATTAATAGCCGTGATGACATCCTGCACGCTGCTCTCGGTCTTCACTTCGATGGCAGGCAGTCCCGCCTTCTCTCGGAGTTCGGTGGGTGTCATTGCTTGAATCATTGCGTTCTCGCTTAACTGCTCGGTAATCGGCTCAATGGGTATCAATTCCATCCCTTCCACTCCATTGAACGAACCCAAATAGTTAATCATCCGCTCCACCTTCCTCACTCGGTCGTTGACATAGGTGGCCTTGAATAGTTCGTATGCCTCCACCAGTTCTTGCCTGCCTCCCAGTTGGCCCTCGGTCTTCACTCCAAAGAGCATCGGGTTCACGACACGGTGCGAAATAAAGATTTCGGACTGGATGGCCTTGTTCAAAATCTCAAACTGCTTGTCCATGTCGCTCGGCGTGAGCGGTTCAAGCGTCGGGGCCTTGCTGACATCATCGTTAAAGGTCACCACAAAGCGACCCGCATTGTCGGTCCCGCTGAACTTGCGCTTGATTTGCCGTTCAATGTCACCCTGTTCTTCGGGTGTCGGGATGCCGTTGTTGAAGTTTATTAAGTACCCACCCCAAAAGTTATTCCGCAGGTTGTTGTTGTGAAAGTTGGATACCTGCACATCCGCTTCAATCCATGCCAACCCCCCCATGTATTCGGGGAGCGGATAGGACTTCACGCCAGCGGCATAGACCCTGTAATAGAACAACTGCTTGCCGATGCGGTTGTCTGCATCAAAGGCGGGGATTTTCTCTACATCCCCGATTTTGGGGTAGAGTTGGACCATTGCGTCGTCGTACCAATCGGCAACCTGGAACATCCGCTCGTCCTTGTCCACACGGATTTTTTCAAAGGGAATGTGCTCCATCTTCGCAATGGTTCCCATTTTGTTCCATGTAACCGCAACCGCAAACCCGTTGAATAGTTCCAAGTCAAGGACGAGTTTCTCGGTGATGTCGTTGAGGTCGTCATGCTCGCTCAACCCGTCAAAAAACTTGGCGTAGCGGGCCTGCTGCTCAACCGTCATCTTCTCCCCAGGTTGCCAGCCTCCGCCCACGATGTAGTTAACCTTCCCGTTCACAATAGCGTTGTGCTTGCTGCTTCGGCGGTAGTTGTCCAGCAGATAGTAGGGGTACTCGTTGAACGCCCCGTAGGTGATGTACTTGCCCGCTTTGTTTTCAAGCATCACGGGGACTTTGTGTTCAATCCCAAGCCATTGGGTGAACGATTGCTTTATGCTGCTCATAGGGTATGGACGGTGAAGTTGAGGGCCGAAATCGTGATAGCACCACCATCGCTTATAGCGTTGACCAAGATGGTAAATTCGTCGTTGACGGTACCTTGCAAGACGGCTTCAATCGTCACCGAGTGACCATCACTATGCGTGGTCGTAATGTCGGTCATTGACTGGTTTATGGCGTTGCCGTTCTTGGCGATGTAAATCTTGATTTGGTTGCCGTTGCCCTGCGAGAATACCATACTTGCCGATACGCGCAAAGCCGCATTGGTTGTACCTGTGTAGGTGATGGAGGTCGTGGTCCGTGAAAAGTTGTAGGTCGTCAGCAGACCCGACTTCATCGCAGAGGTCAGTTTTACCGCACTCCCTTGGGTTGGGGTGAATGCGGTGTCCGTGTCAAGGTACAGGTTCGCAACGCCCCGCTCTCGGTCCAATGTGGCGGTGTCTGCGAGGTCGTCAAATAGTCCACCCACACGGACGGCGGTGTTTGCTCCTGCGGTGGTTTCGTTGGTGATAGTCAGGGCCGAAGCCTGCAACTGACTGCGAGTTTGTACGCTCATTGGAATGTTTGGTCAAAGGTTGAATCAAAGATGCTGACGGCACTTGCGCCGTAGACATTGTACTGGATGGTATTGGCGAAGGTGTTAAAGGTGAGCGAAACTACCTGTACATACGCCAAGCCCGTTTCAACCACCGCAACGGATGCTGCAACCGTGCTACTGGTATCGTAAACCTCATACTTATACGAGCCTGTTTCAACCGCCCCCACGGCAAGCGAAAATTTGTCATAGCGGTTGGTGTAGTTGGAAAGGTTGTCGGATTTCAGCAGGGTAAAGTCGGTCGTGGCGTTCTTGGCAATGTTGGTCAAGCGCAGGATGTAACGGTCCCCCGATGAGGCCCGCTGCGTCCAAGTGACGACGATCGTGTTCGTGGTGTTGGGGGATAGGTAAATCACTCTATTCCCAAATGTAGGATGCGCCCGAATTTCACAATTTGCGCCCGATACTTCGGTAGAGTTCGGCCCTCCGTTCGGCGGTCTTTCTGATGTCAAAGCGTTCCCGTACATCTTTGGACAACTGCATGGCAAGGGAGCGAGCGTAGTCGGGTTCGTTCACAAACTTGCGGACCGCCTTGTACCAAGCGTCTTTCTTCCCGTAGGGGATGAGCAGACCGTTGTGGCCGTGGGTAATTATGTCGGTGTAGGGGATGGTTTCGGATGCGATGATAGCCTTGCCCATCCAGCCCGCTTCCACGACCTTCAGTTCGCTTTTGAGGCGGTTGAACTTAGTATCACGCAGCGGTGCAATCGTGGCGTTGATGAAGTTGTAGCCCCCGACATAGGAGTAGATGTCAGCCGCTTGGATGCGTCCGTAATTCTTATTCAAGCCACGGCAGGAGAGCATCCGTTCGTAATCGTCATAGACGGGGTTGCCGTCGTTCCACCCGCCGAGATAGATTTTGTATCTTCCATCCAGCGACTTGTCATGGGCAAGCAGGGAAAACGAATGCTCCACCAAGGCGATGTCCTCTTGGTGCTGCGCCCCTCCAAACCAGCCGATTTTAAACAGGTGCGGTTCGGGTTCTGCGTTAGTGTCGGGGAGGTACTGCTGGTAGGCTTCGTAGGGTTCGTTGGGTAGGATGGTGACGGCCTTATTGAGCAGGCGAATCTTCTGCGCCAAGTGTTCGGTCGTGGTGGTCACATGGTCGGCCAAGCGGATATGCTCACGAATCTGCTCGTCAAGTTTGGTGTCCAGGTAATGCCGATACATGATGTGTCCCGATTCCAGCACCCAGTAGTCGTCAAGGTCCAATATCACCTTCGCCCCAAACGCCGTTAGAGCCTCGTAAACCTTCCGAATTTGTTCCAAGGTACCTTGACACCAAAGACGATTAAATAGCCACACATCAACGGTCTTTAGGTCCTCATCCTTGACATTGGCGATGTTGTCCACGCACACATAGTCAAACTCCGTGAAGTTGTCGCCCAAGTAAGCGTTCGGCATTTCCAATCGGTAGAAGGAACACCCCGTCGGGTGGGCGTTGTAAACGATGCAAATTCTCATGGTTCAAAGGTACAAAAAAAAGGGCCACCCCTTGCGAGATGGCCCAGACCACTAAACCATGCGGGGTATGAGGCCCGCAGGTCAAAGATACTCTACGAACCGCTGATTTGTGCGGTCAGCGCAGAGAATGTTGCTGGCAAGATGTTCAGCATTGCATCGGGTTCCATGCCCGTCAGCGTCATCTCGTAGCCTGAACGGTCACCGAATGCAGTACCCGTTCCAGCAGTTCCAGCGGAGGCTTCCAAGCCATTCGCAGCACCCAACACCCAGTAGCGGCTGTTGTTGTCTTGGACGATGACCAGCAAGCGATTCCGAGCCAAGAGGCGCAGTTCATTCCGCACGGCGGTCTGCAACTTGTTGATTGTAAAGGTTACTTCGGGCGTGTAGAACAAGGTTCCGTTCTCGGTGCTTGCGTTCAAGGTTTCCGTCATGGACGAAGTGGCCTTGGTCAAGTCGTACTCGTAGAATCCCGATGAGAAACCCGTGAAGCCTGTG